GACCGTAACGAATCCCCTATCCCCGCACCAATTGAGGCTATTCCCGCACCTGTTTCCTGCAAAGCACCACCTGTGGCTGCTGCAGAACCAGGTCTGATTAAAGCATTGAGAACGAACGCACCAGCAAGACCAAGAGCTAAATAACTCCCAATCTTACCAATAACCATGTCTATTTAAAATAAGAATACTTATTAAGTCATTCTCTATTCTTAGAATGGAGAATGGCATTTAAACTAAAAACAGGTAAAACAGTAAACAAGATTCTAGCGGGTGCTGGAATCGCAGCCTTAGGGACCGTCATACTGGGTGCAGTTTCACCAGGATTGGCAGGTGGAACAGTTGGAAAAATAATTCCAGCAGCAGCAGCATTTGGTATTGGTGGTATTGAATCAGCAATAGGTGCAGTAGCAACTTCAGTTGTACAGGGTTCAGACAGAGCCTTTACAGGTGCGAACTCAATGGGAAACTTACAAGAGGATAGTCTATAATGGCTGTACCACTTATGAGAAGTTACACGACACCAGGTTTAGCACTTAACGTATTTGGTCCATCCACAGACGATATTACAGGGCTTACTATACAGCAATTAAACCGAAGTAACACCATTTTGGATGCCGTTAATAATCCAGACCCCCCAGGAGCAGCAGCATATCAAACTAACGTCCTAGTAAACGGTATTCAATCAGGAGTATCAAACTTTTCAGTAGCCAGTTCAGCAGCCTCAGCAGGTAGGGTCGTATTTGGACCTATACCTGTAAGTGTAGGCGGTGCATCTGGTGGAAAACAATTAAGCTTTTCATCTGGACAAGTTGCCACAGGTGGTGGTATTGCAGCATATTCTTTCCTTATGAAATATGCCAATCTTTTCTAAGGTGGCTTAAATGCCTCAAATAATTCAAGGGTATCGAGTTACGGTAAAACCAAACGATACAACTGCCGAATCCACTTTTGTTTCTGATGTTGTAGCAGCAGGTGCAGGTGCAACTACAATTCACTATCCAACATTATATCGAAGTATTGCAATTTCAGTTGCAATTAAAAATCAAGATGCAACTAACGCATGCACATTTTCAATAAACGGACAACCAGCAATCACATTAAGTGCAGGTGCTGACCAAAACATAAACGGACAAAATGTAGTAAGTGTTCAAGTAACACCAGGTGCAGCAGGAACTACAGACCTTTTGGCACAAGTAACACCAATGTATCTTTCAACAGAACAAGCAAGATTTAATCTGTCAGGTGGTTAAACTTGGGGTTTTCTGGTGGAGGTTCTAATCTCTTAAAGGCTCACAAACATACTTCAGCCGTTCAAGATGGCGGAAAACTTGACATGGATAATGTTACACAAGCAGAATTAACAGCAGGTGATGTTATTTTTTCGGATGGGAATGCTTTACAACGTTTAGCAATCGGTGCAGCAACAAACTCTCTGGTAGTAAACGGTGCAGCAACGGCACCAGAATGGGCTGCAGGAGGCGGAGCTCCTGTGGTTACTACTCAAAGTATAACGCCTACATCTTCTCAAACCACCGTCAGTGGAACTTTTGTAGATGTGACCAATGCAAGTTTAACGTTACCAACACGAGCTGGGGGTTTTGCATTTATTAGCGCATTTGCCTCGGTTTTAGCATCCGGTGCAAATACAAATATCGCAATCGGAATATATCATGGAGGAAGTTTACAAGAGGTTCAAGTAAATAGACTAACTGATGCAAGTAATGAATATCCTATTTCTGTGACAGCTATGCAAGCTTTAGACGGTTCAGTTGTAAAAATGCAGTGGAAGGTTTCTTCCGGCACCGCAACTATGGTTGATGTTGCAAATTTTTATTCTAGTAGATTACAAACTTTTGAATGCAGTTAAATGATAAAAAAAATAAAGAAATTTTTAAGATTTCTTTTTTCAATTTTTTACAATAAGAAATAATTATTTGTTATCTGCTTCGATTTTGGCATATCCTACAGATTTTTCTATTGCGACAACTCGATTTTCTAAGGTCTTTATCCACTGGAATAATTGTTTCAAATCACTTTCGATTATTTCCATTTTCATTTTAAATCACATTCTTATTTACCATACCACGATTCTTGTTTTGAACAATTAAAACATAAATCTTTAGCACAATAAACTGTATTTCTATACACAAAATTTTCTCTACATTTTTTACATCTAGCCATTTTAACTCACATTCTTTTTAGAACATTCTAAACAAATGTCATTGATACAACCTTTAGCCAAATAGACTTTACAAAATCTACATTTTTCTCTGGGGATGATTTCAGTTGTCATTTCTCAAATTTTTTCCAACATATACAGCAAACAGAATAAGGTTCTATACATTGAAGTGTATGACCATTTAAAGTATGATTTCCTTTACAATTAGAATCTGTACAAGTTTCATGCAAACAATGTTCACAATTTTTCAAGATTCTAAACCTTCCTCAATTGCTATTTCTTTAATACAATACATGATAGTTTCATTTGCGTTTTTCTTTCCTAGTTTGTTACGAACCTGGTCTAGTAACGCCCAATAACTAATCGGAATGGAAATAGTTTTGGCAACTTTAGTTTCTTTTTGTGCAGCCTTTAATCTTCGTTCACGTTCTTGTTTGGTTACAAAGTTTGGGTCTAATGACATGATAATGCTAAGTCGTACTACTATAAAAATAATATATATTAACTTATTTTAACCGTATATACTTACAGACCCCAATTAATTCCCCCTGTCACAATGCCATATCCCCTAGGAACGTACCTACAGTGCGACTTTAATGATAAGTTCAAATAATCATTAGGTTAGTTAATGGTTTTTGTTAGCTTTTCTTGACATTAGTTAGGGTTGAAGTGGGGGTGAACAAGGTTAAAAGTAAGTATTATCTTTATAATTATGGCATGGAAGTTTTATCAGCAGCACTTATCCTGGTGGCGTGTGTATCTGCAGGTGTTTCCTGCATGTTTATTGCTCGGAACCGTGGTGCTATTAATAAACACAGTAGGCAACGCATCAAGGATTATGAGGCTGACATTAAATATTTAGGTGAAATTAAAAAGGCTGATGCTGCAGACTATAGACAAGAGATTTTACGGCTTAAAGGAAGTATTAACAAAATGAAACAAGGAACCACAGTAACAGACACAGACATGAAGAACTCAGGTCTAGGCGAAGTTATCATGCAGTTGATACCAAAGAAGTATCAAAAGGCTGCATCTTTCCTGGTTCCACAGGTTGAGGAAGCAGTTAAAAAAGACCCTGCTATAGTTGAACGAATTTATGAAAAAATCAAATCCGCTAACACAGCCAATAATAAAAAGACCGAACCTGGAACTGAAACTGAAGCAGTATCTACCTTGTGACCTATGTGCTGATACGGTTACAGGCATACCTCATGGCATTGTAGGGACAGTGGATGCTCAGACCAATTCTAACAAAATAGACCCTATTTACAATACAACTATTGATTGTCCAAAGTGCAAAGGTGAGAAATATAATTGGGTTTAAAACGTAAATGTGAAAATAGGCTATGTGATAATTTATCACGTTCTTTTGAAAATAAATATTGTTCAATATTATGTGCTGATTGCCATAACGGTATAATATCAGAATTAGAATGGGTTTTAGTTAATCCCTACACATCCTGGCTGAGAAAAAAAGCAACAGGTGATTCAAGAGAACAACATCTTAAAGATGTATATAATTTATTGAAAGAACTAAATTATTATTAGAAATTCCACGCTGAATCGGTCTTTTTACGCCTAGAAACACGTCTTTTAAGACCTTTGTATGCCCTTCTAGCAGTTTTTCTAACTTGACCTTTACGAGTAGATTTTTTTCTTGTTGACTTAGATTTTTTTCGTTTTTTTGTGGTTCGGGGTTTGCCTCTTAAACGACGCATTTTTGCACCCCAGGCTTTAGCAGCCTTTGAACCCTTCTTCAATTAGCAGCACCAAAACCGCCACCACTTGCGCGCTGGCTTCCTAAACTGGATATATTAGCACCACCACCTGGTGATGTTGAAGGCGTTGATGTGGGTCTACTTGAATCACTACCATTAGAGGCAGTAAGTGTAGCAGAAACAGAACGCTGTCTATTATTTGTGGTTTCTACCTGTGCTTGATTAACTGGACCAACACCTGCTGCAGTTCCTGCATTAGATGTAAAAACTAAATCTCTTAACGTGAACAGAGGGTCGAACAGCTTAGCGCTTCCACCGCCAATGGACCGTAACGAATCCCCTATCCCCGCACCAATTGAGGCTATTCCCGCACCTGTTTCCTGCAAAGCACCACCTGTGGCTGCTGCAGAACCAGGTCTGATTAAAGCATTGAGAACGAACGCACCAGCAAGACCAAGAGCTAAATAA